AATTAATTACAGTAATTGTTTCTAATTCATTACCTACAAAAGTTTGAGTAGAAACTTTTTCTGGAATATAATAAATTGCATCGCCAGTATAAAATCCATGATCAGAAGTGTTAGTGATTTTAAATTCTGATCCTGAAAAAGTTCCAGAAAATACTATTGATCTATCAGTAGTATCTAATGGTTGTCCATCATAAAATGGTAAAGATGCGGAAGCGACTAATATCTTTCCATTATAATCATAAACGTTTTGAACATTAGAATTATAAGAACCAATCTGAGGGAATTTATTTGAAATCGCTCTTTGAAGATTTTTTCTTATTTTATAAGTTAAATTTACATCTAACTGACCTTGACCTTTTATTACAAAAGTGTCTGATGACGTAATTTCAATAACTTTAGTGGATTTTTCTGATCCATCCCCACCAACAATAGTAGCAGAATCTCCGATTCTAAAAGGATGGTTTTTTGTAAGTATTACTCTATAAGTTTTATCTGCGTTATCAAGTAAAATTATACTCTTTACTTGAAAAATTGGAGCAATATTTAAAATCCAGTTTTTGGATTTAAAATCTGCTTTATTTGATCCCAGAGTTTTAATCTTTACAGTATCATCTGGTGAATAATAATAAGTATTTTGTGGATAATTGAGTGATCCAAGAACAGATCTAATTCTTACTCTTACAGTTTGGTTTGGATTAGAGAATGATTGACCATATGCGTATGTATTAATTCCGACATTTTCTGCGCTTAAAACTGTACCTGTAATATTTGTGCAACCATAAAACTGATTTAATGACTTTGACGTATAAGATACTATCCCTGATGTAGAGTCAGTATATGTTACAATTAATTCACCTGAGGTGGGGAAATCTACGGTAGAATCAACATCAATTATTGTTGATCCAGAAGAAACCTGATTGATTAATTTAGTTTTTGGGTGAATGGAAAATGCACCATATGTAGATCCATCAACCGCAATATCTCTATCATATCCAGAATCAATACTTAATTTATAGTAAGTTTGACCCAATCCAGAAATAATTTTTTCAACTTTGGTTATTGGTGCATATGCTTTTGAAATTGTATCTCTATAGTCATCTTGATATAATGTTGAATCTGCAAGATCCATGGGATCACCTTCAACAGATTCAACAACGAAATCGTTAGTTACTCTAAACTGACCATTTGATGGGGTAAAGAGAAAGTCTCTTGGTTTTATAATCTTAACATCTTCATTATATAATGCTTTAAATAAAATTTCGAAAGAACGATCCGTACCTCTAGTTAAATAGAAGTCTTTTGCTTGCTTAATAAAGAGATTTTGATTCAGTTCTGAAGAAAGCTCTCTTTCATTCAGTCCTGGCAAAAATTGATTTTTTGTTTTTGACAGAAACTCTTTTAAAAACAGAACACTTAAATTTTCTATTGTAGAACCATTTACATGTTCTTCAGCTGAAGTTGAACTAAAAACTAACTCTTCAGGATTTGCATCTTGTCTATATGAAGAGATGCCAGAAAATCCTCTTATGCATCCTGTGAACGAAGAAGATGTTTTTCCTGTATAGGTGATAATCTCATCGTCAATTTTTAAAATACCATATGAATCCGGAAATCCGATTGTTCCCGTAGGTGATTTTGTAAGATCAACAGAAATAGTATCATCAAATTCTGTTATATTTGAACTTAAAATGACAGATTCTGTTAGAGAAGTTGTCTCATTTAACTTGATATACTTATCAATATTTTGAATTAAATCAATAGGAGCTCCTTGAAACTCCTGTGCAATATAATATTGCTTCAGAAATTCTGAAATTAAAGGAAACTCTTCCCTAACGTAAGCAGGAAGTTGGTTCTGAACGATGTTATTGAGTTTAATTCTCTGTTCTGTCATTATTATTTTAGTTTCTTAGTATGATGAACCCGAAGCGTTTCCGAAGTTTATATATTAGTTATGGTAGTAGAAATAGTCGTACTTCCACTCACAATTTCAGGAGTTGGTCTTACTAAAGCACCATTTGCATAGCTTGAAGATGATATGTAGTTTGATGCTGAAGGATCAAGACCGGAAGCAATATTATCCGTTACCATTTCAAAAGTACTGTTATTAATATCTAGTTGCAAATATAAATCTTGTAATCCAACAACATCATTAGAACGTGGAACTGCAGAAATTTCTATAATTGTCTGACCGTCTTTTACTTTTCCACCAATTATACTAACGGGATTTAAAGTAATGATCCCTTTCTTATAATCAATATTTCCAACATTTCTCCTTATAATGGTTGCACTTGTTGAATTTGGTGATGGGACAGTAAAGAAGAAAAGATTTCCAGTTTCTTTATTTGTATTTGGAACATCAGAAACATAAACTGGTTGTGAAATACCATTTACAAGAAATGCTGAAGATTTAATATTGTATCCATCCATACTCTTAACATGGAACTCATTTCCAAATCCAATTTGATACTCAGAAAACGCATTTAAAACAACTCTGAGATCTCTTCTCATCTGAATTGTTGTAATATTTGACGTTATTGACTCATGACTATCATCAATAATTTTCAGAAACTTACTATACTTCAGTCTCGCACCATACTTATTAAGTTCTGTAGAGTCTGCATACTTATTTGTATTGGTCTGAACTAATGTAGAAACATAATCCGCATTAGGTGCTAAATTTGTGTTATAATATACCTTTGAATTTGCTTCAATATACAGATACTTAAGGTCTAAGATCTCTGGAATTATTCCTGCAACAGAATATTTCTTAAGTCTTAATTTGATATTCTCTTTTGTCAGGTTTGGTAAGAAGTCTCCAGTTCTTGGTTTAATACTGATAAAAACTTTACCATATTGTGGTGGAACTAATTCTTCGCCACCAAATACAGAAATAGATTCTGTTTCTGGATATATTCTTGATGGAATTAAAGTTTCATAATCATCTGCTGTAAGTGCTCTATTTTGAGAAGCATAGATTCTTGGAGCATACTTTTTAATTGATTCAACGGATTCTATACTTTCTCCACCTGTAGAAATTAATGAAGTAGTAACAGCGGAGATACCTGATGTAATTGTAGAAGTGACTGAATTTCTTGTATAAGTAAGTCTACCTGCAAATGTGAATTGACTTACACCATTAGCAGTATCACCATCACATACAATATAATCTGCTGTTATATAATTTCCTTCTTCTAATGCTTTTCCAAATATATTATCACCAAAAATCAGTTCATATCTTTCATCTTCAATTTCTTGTAAGAAATATACCTTAGAATCGGATAAAACTTCAAATAAACTATCTTGAAGACTGTACTTAGTGCCAGTTGTAGAGTCTTCGTTACTTTTTACTACAACACGAATAAGATCACTATCTACACCAGAGTTTGGTAAAATAAATCTCTGATTCGGTACTCTTGAACTGTATGTAAAGTTGGATGAGAGTAATGATCCTTGATAGACGGATATATCATTAAAACTTGCAATACCATCAATAACAGGAACTGTAATGTCTTCAAGAATTGAGAATACAAAAGATTGACCACCAAAACTTCCAGAAGATGTTACAATAGGTCCTTTCTTAAGGGTAATTGTTGATGGTAATGGGCTGATATTGAAAACAGTAGTGTCTACAAAGAAACTAATTGATGCAGTTGCTGCTTTTCTTGATCTTGGAATATAACCGATATTTCTTGCAAGTGCTACTACATTCTCTCTTAGAGTCGCACTATCAATAAAAACCTCATTTGCAACCATGTTTGCATTATATGAGGTAATGTAAGTATTATATGCCAAAACATCAAGAATTGTTGAAAGGTTAGACCCTTCAAAATCATAATCCGTAAAGTTAGAGTTCGCTTTTAAGTAATCTCTAAGCGTTGTCTTAACCTGGTTAAAATCCAGGTTAGCGAAGTTTGCTAATGGCATTTTTACCTAGATGGTTGCAAAACAAATTGTAATTCTTGTATGGGAACATCCGCACCGATGATTTCATATACAATAACAACATCGTATGCGTTATTATCAAAGTTTGGATATGAATTTACTGAGATTAACCTCACTCTTGGTTCATAGTTATTGATTGACTGTCTAATCTCATCAGTAATAATTGATGCAGAAATATCATCAACGTTCTCAAATAATGTTCTAGAAATTCTAGAACCAAAATCTTCATCAAAAAACTTTTCTCCAGGAAGGGTAAACACAATATTACGCACTGAGCGAGCAATTGCAGTCTCATTTTTAAGCGCAATCAAGTCACTATTCAGAGGATTAGTCTGAAAAGTCATACTGATGTCTTTAAAACCTTGGCTTACCCTTTCTAGAGGCATCGAATATTATAATTCTATCTTATTTATTACCCTTTTATAGATCCGTAGGTTGGTTCTGTGCCATAATCCCAATCATCATAGTCCTCATCATTACGAATTTTTTCATGAATTTCATTTTGATGATAAAAATCATGCTTCTTGGGTGTCATGTTGTCATGATTGATCTCACGAAGCATCTTTTGCTTCTGAATTTTATTCTCCCAACCATATTCTGATGCTAAAAATTGAGTTCCCCACTCGTTTTTCATAAAGTTTTCGTCTTTATCCACCTGTTTGGTCATTTGTTTGCTCCTGATTTGTTAAATCAGAACTTTTTACGGGGTTGCTATCCCGAATTTTCGTTATTTCGTACATAAAATCATCTGATGTTTCAATTTTACGACGATTTTCTACTGAATATTCGGTCAAATCAATTTCATAACCTGGATTTTTGGTAATTCTGTTCTTTGTCCATGCATCATCATACCATAATATCTTATTATTTGGATATGCATAGAAATTACCATTATCCATCTTGAAGAAGTGAGCACATTTATGCTCTGGAGTCTCACTAAAATTAGTATTCAGAGTAGATTTTGACTCCCATGACCAATCAAGCGTAAACATATAAGTTCCTTCATTCTTTTCTCCCCTATAATTGATTAATTGAGCACGTAAGTTAGCAAGTCTTGAACGAACTTGAACATCAAT